AACGGACAGGAAGTTCCAACCATTAGACGAATGGAAACACCGGGAACTCTTGGATTTGTATGGGATATTTATCTTGACTGGGGTGTTGCAGTTATGGACTGGAGAGGTGCAGTCAAGAATAATGGTACCACAGTTGCGGATCCATTGGCGTAAATAAAGGAGGTTTAGTATGGCAAGTGCTACATATTTTCAGAGAGGTGAGGCTCTCGACTATACAAATACCGGCAGTGATAAGATTACTGTCGGCACTGTAATAAAGATTGGAACAAGGATTGGTATAGCAGGGGACGACATCCTGCCAAAGGCAACGGGAACGATTCATGTTTCAGGAGTGTTTGAGTTTAAGAAAACCGGAACAAATGAAATAAAAATGGGAACGAATGTATACTTTGACGGTACGGGAATAACTGAGACCGCAGGAAGCAACACACCTGCAGGATATGTTGCTGAAGATGCAGTGGCGAGTGCTACATCCATCAAGGTAAAAATTGGATAGGAGGCAAATATGCGAAAACTTATAGCTAAATATCCAATTCTTTATTTGTCAAAGCAATATGATATTGGAGAAGAACTGGTTGCAAATAATCCTGAAATGGTAAAAGCTTGGCTTGATGCAGGAACTGCCGAGTGGAAAGAAGATGAAACACTGGAGGAAGGCTTGGAAGAGGGAGATGAGGAAGCAGCACCAATGGCGACACCTGATAAGGGGGAGGAAACTCCCCCGGCTTTTGCCACTCCGGTATCAAATGAGGCAGGGCTTGAGGGGGAGGCTGTCAATGCAGAGACCCTGGAAAACCTTGTAGGTAAAGTTCCTAAGACACCGGCAAGAAGCAGAAAGTAGGAAAGCATGGAAAGAAAGACATTTAAGGATATCTTGAAACAGGATATCGACAATGTATTCTTAAATATCTCAGAGTTTTCCGACATTCACAATGTAGATGGCCGAGACATGCCGATTCAGGTAGATGACAACGAAATCATTGAGAGGGAGAAGAAATCAAGCTCTAATATGGATGGCGTCTATGTGAAGCAAAAGCTTATCTATGTGAAAGCAAAGGACTTCGGAGCATTGCCGGCAATCGGAAGACAGATCATGCTGGATGGCAAGCGATATATGGTTGTAGACTCCACAGATGAATACGGAGTCTATACCATAACGCTGGAAGGGAACAGGTCGAAATAATGGCAAGTCACATTGTAGAGTTTCAGATAGACGAATCTATGATGGCAGCCGTGCAAACAAAGTTGAAAAACATGAAGGCTAAGGCACCCAATTTAATGAGAAATGCAATAAATCAAACGCTAACTGCTACAAATCGTAAAATCAAAAAAGGCAGAAGTGAAGGGTATACGATAAAAGCTGGAGAGTTTAATAAGCAAGTCACGGTTCAAAGAGCCAACCGAACATATATGAATGCGACGATTAAGGCTAAAGGCAGGGTGAGAACCATCAAGGAGTTTAAAGTTAAAATGACTTCGCATGGTGCAAAGGTAGATATCACGAAGAGTGGTTTAAAAGCATTGGTAAATGAAGCTGGAGCAACGGCGTTTATGGCTACTGGCGGAAAAGTTTCAGGCTTATATGTTCAGAGAGAAACGAAAAAGAGATATCCACTGAAAGTATTGCATGCGAACTCAGTTCCGGTAATGATGCGGAAGATATATAAGGGTGAGCGTGGGAAACAAGGAGACCTTGAGCCTTTTGCTAAGAAACTGCTTTATAAGAATTTGTCTAGGCAGATCGATAAAATATTGAGAGGAAGAAAATGACAGTTATAGATTTGCAAAAAGAATTGTTAGAAGAAATGAAACAAATATTTTCCTCTGACATATTTAAGGATTCAACGGGGGAATATGTGTCTTTAAATGTTTTTGAACAGTGGTTGCCAATCAGAAAAGATGAGGATGAGCAAGATCCGGTACCTTATATAATTGTCCGTATTGAAGATGCTGAAGTGAAAGGATGGACTGAGGCACAAGTAGTTGAAACATCGCTCTTGATTGGCTGCTTTGATGATGACACAAATAATGTAGGGCATAAAACAGTTCTTGAGATAATTCAGCGAATAGAAGAAAGGTTCTTTAAGAATCCAATGCTTGCCAGTCAGTTCATGTTCTTAAATGATGATCAGCACCCGTTCGATTGGGCATTACAGGATGAAGAATCATTCCCATATTATTTTGGTGCGGTTCGTATGTATTTTAATACGCCGGCAATCAGGAAGGAGGATAAGTACGCATGAGCGAGGCAAAGAAAAACAATGTAGTAACAGAGCCAGTGGCAGCAGGAAAGAGCAAAGAAATGCAGACTTTGGTCTATGTCGGTCCCACAATTCCAGGTGTGGCAAGCCACAGCATGATATTTAATAACGGCATTTCAGATACGCTAAAGGCAGCCATGGGGAAAGAACCGGCATTCAAGGGGCTGGTTGTACCAATGCAGAGTCTGGCGACAGCATTGCTTGACTTGCAGAACAAAACAGGAGCGACATGGGCGTTATACAACAAGGTCGCTGATTATAAAGCATAGGAGGAAGAGAAATGGCTTACAATCATGGAATCAGGGTGAATGAGCAGGCGACAAGCCTTGTAGCACCTATTACAGGCAGTGCAGGACTGCAGGTTGTTGTGGGAACGGCACCTGTAAACCTTGCGAAAGACCCATACGCAGCAACCAATGTGCCGCTGATTGCTTACAGCCTGGCAGAGGCTGTGGAACAGCTCGGATACAGTGATAACTTTAAGAGTTACACGCTTTGTCAGAGTATGGATGCAAGCTTTAGGGTATTCAATGTGGCACCGATTATATTTATCAATGTGTTGGATCCTAAGAAGCACAAGAAGAATAATGCTGAAAAGACGGTAAATGTTGCTGCAAAGCAGGCAACACTTGAGGAGCAGGGTATTCTTCCTGACACCTTAATCGTAAAAGAATCAGAGGCTACTCTTACAGCAGGTACAGACTACATCACAAGTTTCAATGAAAAAGGACTTTTACAGATTACACTTATTGAAGGAAGTGCTCATACAGGGGCTACACAGTTAAAGGTTACTTCAACAAGTATAGATCCGACAATGGTACAGACACAGGACATAATTGGAGGATATGATCCTGTAAGCGGCAAGGAAACAGGACTTGAGCTTATAAGACAAGTATATCCGAAATTTAACATGACTCCCGGACTTTTGCTTGCACCGGGTTGGTCACACATTCCTGAAATAGGTGCTGTACTTGGGGCAAAGTGTGGAGAGATAAACGGTGTATTTACTTGCGAGTGTGTGCTTGATGTGGACTGTACAAGTACAGGAGCGACAAAGTACACAGCAGTTGGTGAGTGGAAAAACAAAAACGGATATACAAATAAACACAGTGTGCTTCTGTGGCCACAAGTAAAGGTCGGTAAAAAGCAGTATGCATACTCTGCCGTATTTGCAGCATTGACAGCATATACAGACGCAAGGAATGATGATGTACCGAACTTAAGTCCGTCAAATAAACTAATAGGAATTACAGGAATGGTACTTGCAGACGGAACGGAAGTAACTCTTGATCAGGTACAGGCAAATCTGCTGAACGGGCAGGGCATTGTGACAGCTATCAATGTGAACGGCTGGAGAACGTGGGGCAATAATACTGCTGCTTATCCGGCAACAACGGATCCAAAAGATCGATGGTTCTGTTGCCGTCGCTTTTTCTCATGGTGGGGCAACAGCTTCATTCTGACATACTTCCAAAGAGTTGATGATCCGGCGAATTACCGTCTGATCGAATCAATAGTGGATAGCGAAAACATAAGGGGCAACTCTTATGTATCACAAGGAAAATGTGCAGGGGCAAGGATAGTGTTTGAGGAAAAAGATAATCCGATAACGGATGTTTTAAACGGAAAGATTCAGTTCCACCAATATCTTGCTCCATACACACCGGCAGAGGACATACTCAATGTGCTTGAGTTTGACCCTGATATGTTGGCAGCAGCAATAAGCGGAGGAGGTAACTAATTATGGCAGGAGTACTTGGAATACCAGGAGTAATTAATAATTTTAATCTTTATCATAAAGGAAATGCACTTGTGGGTCTGACCGGAGAAATTACACTTCCTGATTTTGAGGGAATGACTGAAACTTTAAGCGGTCCCGGAATTCTTGGTGAGTTGGAAGAAGTTATTATAGGTGCATTTGGCAGTATGGAACTGGAAGTACCGTTTAGAATTCTTGACGAGGATGCATTCAAGATAATGTCTCCAATGGAAACACTTGACTTAACTCTAAGAGCAAGTGAACAGTATACCGTGAAAAGTACCGGAAATCTTGATTACAAGGGAATGAGGGTTGTAGTCAGAGGAAGACAAAAGAAGATGACGGCAGGAACAATAAAGCAGGGTGGTGCAATGGATTCATCCGTAACGGTTGAAGTTGCATACATCATGATTGAACTTGACGGACAAAAAAGGATAGAGCTTGATAAGCTTAATAATGTATATAAAGTTAATGACAAAGACTTACTGGCAAAGGTAAGAAGTCAGTGTTAATAAAACAGGAGGGGAGCAAAAATGGTGAAGAAAGAGGGTATGGAGATTATCTCTACAGAAATACTTGATAAAGATGGTGAAGTTTTAGAAAATCCATTAGTTGTAGTTTTTAATAAGCCCTATGTTTTTGAGGGTACTACTTATGAGAAAGTAGACTTAAGCGGTATGGATGATATGACTGCTGCAGATATGATTGCGGCAAATAAGGTACTTGATAAGACAGGTGGTTTTACTTTTTTGCCGGAGATGTCTCTTGAGTATGCGTGTATTATAGCAGCAAAAGCAGCAAAACTACCAATTGAGTTTTTTAAAGGATTACATCCGAAAGAAGCTGTAAAAATAAAGAATCGTGTAACGGCTTTTTTTTACGGAACGGACTAAGACCGGATGACGGTAAGAATTTCAGAAAAATTGCAATACAACTTTCAATGACATTGCAGACAGGGATAGATTATTTTTTATCCTTGTCTGTTTTTGAATTAAGAGAAATAGCTGAGGAGGTGGCAGAAAGTGTCAGGAAAGAGCGAACAAGAGCTGGCAATCCTCATCGCAGGTAAGGTTGAAAACTCTCTAAAAAAGAGTTTGGGAACAACTGAAGAAGGGCTGAATAAAATAGCCAATGTAGCAGTAAAGGCTGCTGGCATAATCGGAACTGCTTTTGCTGCTATAAAAATCGGAGAATTCATTGGTGATGCAGTCAGTGAATATTCTGAGTTTGAACAATCAATGGCTAATACAGCAGCAATAGCAGGAGCTTCATCAAGTGAATATAAACAATTATCGGACGCAGCAAGAGAAGCAGGACAAGCAACAACCTTTACTGCTTCAGAAGCGGCTGATGCATTAGGTTACATGGCACTGGCAGGTTGGGATGTTAACACCAGTACATCTGCACTAACTCCGGTTTTAAAACTTGCAGAAGCTACTCAATCGGACCTTGCCACAACAAGTGATCAAGTGACGGCTTCTATGGGAGCTATGGGTGTTGGCATTGATGAGTTGCAAGAATACCTTGATGCTGTTGTAATGACAAACAATAAAGCAAAAACAACATCTTCAGAATTGATGGAAGCATTTATTGGTTGTGGTGGTGCTGCAAGAGCTTCAGGTATGAATTTTAAAGAAACAGCCACAGCTCTTGGTATCTTGGCTAATAATGGTACAGTTGGAGCTGACGCAGGAACAGCGTTAAATGCCATGTTAGTGCGTATCTCCACCAAAGACGCAGCACAGGCAGCATTTAGAGAACTTGGTGTAAGTGTTTATGACAGCTCGGGACAAATGCGAAGCATGAAGGATATTTTAGTTGACCTAAACAGTGCAATGTCAAACATGACGGATGAACAGAAAAACAACTACATGGCTACCATAGCAGGTACAAACTACTATTCTAAATTTGGATATCTTCTAGATGGTGTGAAAGAAGGAGTGGATGGTACTGCTTCAGCTTGGGATTCATTGACAGACAACCTTGACAATTCATCAGGAGCATTGGACAAAATGAATGCTACAGTCACCGATACTTTGCAGGGAGCTGTGTCAAGGTTTGGAAGTGCAATCAGTGAGCTGAAAATATCTATGGTTGAAGACTTTGGTCCATATGCAACAGTGATAATTAATAATGTTGCAGAAGCTATCCCTAAAATCACAAAAAATTTGACATCTATGATTAAAAAAATGCCGGTTGGTGATTTTATGAACAGTGTCGGAAATATGGCAGGTGCCGTATTTGATTTTTTAGAAAGCATAAGCAGCGGAAACGGTGTTGTTGAAAGTATATCAAGTGTAATGCAAAGTCATTTTGGAGTACAGATGCCTGAATCAGTGGGTAATGCGATTCAAGTTATCACTGATTTTATTGATAAAGGGAAAGAGGCTGTATCTTTTATTATAAACAATGTAATAACTGCTATTGACAATGTCAAAGATACCATTGCAAACAATGAACCTGCAATCAATAAAGTAATAGAGGTTGTTAATGACTTAAAAGATAAATTGTTTGAAGCATTTGAAAATGCAAAGCCTACAATTAGTTTTATAAGTGAAACTGCATTGCCGGCAGTGACAGATGCTCTGTTAAAAGTTCTTGGTGGCGTGGCAGATGTTACCGATGCGTTTATTAAGTGGGATGGTTTTCTGCCTACAATTACAGCAATAGGAATAGCAGTAGGAGCAGTAAAGTTTTATCAGCTTGTAACAGGTATATACAGTGCAGCAAAAGCCATGGCACTTCTGAATATTGCAAAGATTAAGGATATGGCTTTGACGGCTGCAATAAACTATCTATACATAGAAGAGGCTGTATTAAAGGCAGCGAGTACGGTTCAAACTTGGGCAATGACTGCAGCTGAATGGGCATGGAATGTAGCTGCCGGTGTTGGTGCAACAGTAACAACAGCACTTGCAACAGCCATTGCATTTTTAACAAGCCCTATAGGACTTGTTATTTTAGCCATAGGAGCAATTATAGCAATAGGTGTACTGCTTTGGCAAAACTGGGATATGGTCAAAGAGAAAGCAGGACAGCTTGGCTCATGGATTGGTGAGAAGTTTAATGCTATGAAGGAAGCAATCACAAATGCAGTAGAAGGATTTAAGAATCAGTTTCCTGTAGCCTTTGCATTTATAAAAGGTGTATTTGACGGTTTCATGGCTACAGTAACCGGGATAATTGAAGGAGTAAAACAGGTCTTTCAAGGTATTATCGATTTTGTGAAGGGAGTCTTTACAGGAGATTGGAAGACAGCATTGGACGGATTAAAGAACATTTTTCAAGGAACTTTCAAAGTACTTGGCTCAATTGCAATGGCTCCGCTTAATGCTCTTAAGGGCATTGTAACAGGAGCTTTTAATGCAATAGACACTGCTACCGGTGGAAAACTTACTGCAATGAAGGATAAGGCAGTAGAAGTATGGGGCAACATACAAAGTACTGCTGCCGGTGCATGGGAAGGTATCAAGAATACCGCAGGAACTGTTTTGCAGGCAGCAAGGGATACCGTAAGTGAGAAGCTTAATAACATAAAGGCTGCATACGAAGAAAATGGCGGAGGAATTACAGGAGCGGCTGCAGCGGTAATGGAAGGAGTTAAGGGATACTTTACAGCAGGTCTAACATTTATAGATAACTTAACAGGTGGAAAACTTTCTACAGTAGCTTCTTATTTTACAGAAAAGCTTGAAGCAGCAAAAAGTACGGTAACAGGTATCTTGGATGGAATAAAACAGGGGTTCAGTGAAAAGCTGGAAGCTGCTAAGACCATTGTGTCCGGAGCAATAGATGCAATAAAAGGATTCTTTAAATTTGATTGGGAACTTCCAAAATTAAAATTGCCACACTTTTCAATAACGGGTGAATTTAGTGTAAATCCTCCAAAAGTTCCTTCATTCGGGGTACAGTGGTATAAGGAAGGTGGTATCATGACAAACCCTACAATGTTCGGAATTAACGGTTCTAACGCAATGGTGGGCGGAGAAGCAGGAGCTGAAGCTATTTTGCCGTTGTCGACATTGTGGGATAAGCTTGGTATGTTTATAGATTCTGCAATGAATAATCAGAACGGCATGCTTGGATCTGCAATAAAAGTACTTGCGGAAAGAGTGGATGCATTTATGGCAGGGACACAAAAAACACCTGCTGCAGCTTTAAGCACAGAAATGTCAGAGATGAATTATCCGACAAGAGGTTATGGTAATGAAGGAAATGTGTCGGATGTTAATATCACATATGCTCCTGTTTACAGATTTGAAGGTGCAGCACCTGCAAAGGCGGATCTTATGCAGGCAGAAAAAATATCTCAATCTGAATTTGACAGGATGATGAAACAGTGGCAAAAAGATCAGGGAAGGCTTAAATACTAAAGACACCAAAACAGAACAGGGAGCAGAACATGGAGGAAATACAAGGTGAATACTTATACAACAATTCAGGGACAGACATGGGATGAGATAGCTTATGCGGTTTTTGAGAATGAATATATGTGCGATAGGATCATGGATTTGAACAGGGATAAACTTGGTATCTTTGTATTTCCTGCCGGAGTAGAACTTATACTTCCGGATAAGGAAAGTATGGTAAATAAAACTGTGCCAAGTGATTATCCCGGATGGAGGGCAATGTTAAATGCCAAGGGCTAGGAGAGTAACATATAAAATTCTTTATGACGGCAAGGAAGTAGGACTATCAAGCAGATGCGAAAGCATATCATATACTGATAATGACTCAGCTCAGGCAGATGAAATAACGATAAGTCTTATAGATAAAAACATGGGTTGGGCTATGAACGGATTTATTCCAGAAAAAGAGCATGATCTTGATGTAACCTTGTATTTTAATGACTGGACACCGGGAAACGGTGCAACTCAGGAATATCACTGTGGAAACTTTACTATAGATGATATTACTTATTCAGGAGGTAGTGGAGGACATAAGTGTGAAATCAAAGGAATATCATTGCCGGCAAGTGAGTCTTTCAAAACAGGCAAAGTAAGTAAGGTGTGGGAAAAGGTAACGGTAAAGCAGATAGCTGAAGAGATAAAAGGCAAGTACGGAATGTCAGATTTATACTATTGGGCAGGAGAACCTGTCATTGAAAAAATAGATCAGGAAGAAAAGTCGGACAGTGAGTTTATATCAGAACTGTGCAAGCAGCAAGGCTTGTGCATAAAGATATATAAAAAAGCACTTGTCATATTTGATAAGAAACAGTATGAAGCAAGGGGCATTACTGCCACATTTAACGGTGAATCAGACTTTGAGGAATGGACATGGAACTCTACCTTGGTGGGAACATACACAGGAGCAAAGATATCCTATACTCAGATTGATAAGAAAGAAAAGGATAAAAATAAGAAGACACAGGTTGTATCAATTACGGTAGGTGAAGAACAAAGACTACTTATCTTAAACGAAAAAGCGGAAAGTAAAGAAGAAGCGGAACGTATTGCAAAGGCAAAAGTAAATGAAGAAAATGAAAAATCTGTAACTTTGGAGTTTACGGCACTTGGAAACGCAAACATTGTAGCTTCATGCAATATAGAACTTAAAAACATGGGAAGGCTTGACGGAAAATATTATGTGGAAAAAGTAAGTCATGAGCTTTCAGGAAGTTCAGGACATAAGATGAGTGTCAGTGCCTATAAGATATTTACAAGACTATAGGAGGATAGTAAATGATAAGAATAGGATTGGTCAGTAGTGTAGGGAGTGGAGGAGTATCTGTAACTTATCCTGACACGGGAAAAACCACAGCAGAACTTCCGGTACTTTCTTTTGCAGGATTAAAACAAAGTTTTGAAAAAGGAGACACGGTACTGGTTTCACATTTAACAAATGACAATTCAACCGGAGTAGTCCTTGGAACAATTTATGCTGCAGATGTTCCTAAAGCAGAGCTGATTGTAAAGGATGACATGGTGACGCTGAAGGACTCCACGGGAAGCATAAGTCTAGCCGAGATTATAGCAAAGTAGAAAGGTAGGTGTCATGGCAAAAATCGGAAATTGGGGATCTCACTTAAAGTTTGAAACAAGCGACAGGCGTATACTGACATTCAACGGTTTTAAAAGGGACTTTGCTGCAAGAACTGCCTCACATGTACCTATTTTCGGAAAGCCTGTTTTGGAGTTTTTGGGAAATGATCTTCAAAGTATAACATTCACAATTACGGTAAATGCAATGAGAGGAATATCTCCAAGGAAAATAGAGAGAAAGCTACTAGGCTGCATTTCAGCCGGAGTAGTAGCACCTTTGGTTGTGGGAAGAAGAACTATATGCACAAAAGCAATGCTTACAAATGTATCGGAAACATTCGGAGTTGTATTGAAACGAGGAGAATTATGCAGCGCACAGTTTGATTTGACAATGACGGAGTACAGATAAGGAGCGGTATGAATAAACTTAAGTTTGAGTTTGAGGATGAAATATCTGAAGATGAAGTAAATGACATCCTCAGAAATCTTAATAACATTTTCAGTATCCCGGAAGGTACACTACCACTTATTAGAGGATTAGGTCTGTCAATAAGCAATGTTTCAAAGATTCCTGTTGATTTAGAAAATGATATAGTAACTGATATTGTTGCTAAAGTAGCAGAGTATGAGCCAAGAGTATCTGTAAGCAACGTTGAGTTTGAACACTCGCAAGATGGAGAAAGTGAAATAAAGGTGTTTTTGGAGGGAGGTGAGATAAGTGGAAGTTAATAATCTTAAGAGCATAAAAGAGTACCCGGAAATATCATTCATGAAAAATTACACTATGGAGCAGCTTGCAGATGAAATGCTTTCATGGTTTAAGGAAAAAAGGAAAGAGCTGACAGGTGAGGATATCGTACTCGGAAAGGCGGATGACAGAAGAATTATGCTTCTTGCAGGTGCGTATTTTATATATCAGGGGTATATGTATATGGATGATGCAGGGAAAATGGGACTCCTAAAATACAGTCGGGGAGATTACCTTGAAAACCTCGGAGCACTTAAACATATATACAGGAAGCCTGCCACACCTTCAACGACTACACTTCGTTTTGAAATTATTGCACCCAGAACCACAACCATAAATATTCCGAGAGGAACAAGAGTAACTGCCGGAGACGGTGTGTATTTTGCAACTACCAAGTATGAAGAAATAAAGATCGGAAATACATTTGTGGATATACCTGCAGTGTGTACGACTACAGGGGCAGGTACAAACAATTATGATATCGGTGATATAAGTACAATTGTTGATTTAATAGCATTCGTTGACAGAGCCCAAAATATAACTAAGCCTGAAAACGGTGCTGATATTGAAACGGATGAATCATTAAGACAAAGGATATATATTGCTCCGGCATCATATTCAACTGCAGGTTCGGTAGACTCCTATGAGTATTTTGCAAGGCAATATAGTGCTGATATCACAAATGTGAGAATCACAAGTCCAAGTCCCGGAGTGGTGGAAATAAGATACCTTTTAAGAGGAGGAGTAATACCGGAAGCAGAATCAACAAGAGGTCTTAAAGAATACCTTTCAGGCTCTGACATAAGACCACTTACAGACAAGGTGGAAGTAATGGCTCCTGCACAGGTTAAGTATACGCTTAATTTGACATACTATATCAATTCAAGTGATCAAAGCAGAGCGAACACTATACAAGGAAAAGTAACGGAAGCCATTAATGAGTACATAACATGGCAAAGGTCTGAAATAGGCAGAGATATAAATCCTGATGTTTTGAAACAAAAAATCATTGAAGCAGGAGCAAAGCGTGCTGATATCATCTCTCCGATATTTACCGTAGTTGATTCAAATTCAGTGGCAGGTGTGGAAACACAGACTGTAACATATGGAGGGCTGGAAAGTGATTAGGTATGAAGAAGCGGAGTTGATATCGGTACTGCCACCTGTTTTAAGTAATAATCCTGATAATGCTGCAATAAGTTATGCATATAAAATGGCAATGCAAAAAATCATTTTGTTATCAATAAGGACTTCACTGTATGCAAATATCGACAAGATGGATGAAGAAGTTCTTGACCTCATGGCTCTTGAATTCAGGGCACAGTACTATGATGAGGGGTTGCCACTTGAAGTGAAAAGGAAGCTTATTAAAAATGCACTTGCTTGGTATCAAAGAGCAGGTACTAAAAGTGCGGTAAACGAGCTTATACAAACCGTATTCGGAGAGGGAGAAGTTGTTGAATGGTTTGATTTTACAGACCCACCTTTTACTCCGGGAATGTTTGAAATAGCTACAAACTCAAGGGTAACGGAGGAGTTGATTAATTATTTCTCAAATCTTATTCACAGGGTTAAAAATGCACGTTCCCATATCAGAAGAATTACTATCATAAGAACGATTGGCATGGAGGAAAGAGTTGCTTCAGGAGTAATAACCAAACCGCAAAGAACTGTTTATAACAGTAGAAGTAAGGAAAAATCTTCAGCAAATAAACATTCAATAGGAGCAGGGATGATATGTATACCGGAAGTAACCATTCTAAATGATACTCTTAACAAGGAGTATACGGTCGGTATGGAAAACAAGGCATTTTCAGGAGTGGTAACAGAGCCACAGATTTATATTTACAATTAAAAGATATAAAACAGGAGGACGAGAAATGGCAGGAGTATTTAAAGAAGCTGTTTTGACAACAAAGGGAATAGCACTGCTTGCAAAAGCACAAGCCGGAGAAACAAAGATAGAACTTACAAAGGCGGCAACCGGAGACGGTTCATACAGGACTAATGAGGTACTTATAAGTAAGACGGCTTTAAAATCAAAAAAACAGGAATTTAAACTGGAATCAGTAAGAAGGCAGAACGATACAAATGTATTTGTAAAGTTTATCATCACAAACAAGCAAAGTTCAGGAAACCTGCAAAACGGGTATTATATTAAAGAAGTAGGCATATATGCCAAAGATCCTGATGAGGGAGAAATCCTGTATGCAATTGCAATAGCAAATGAAAATCAGTGGGATTATCTTCCGGCATACAATGACCTGCTGCCGTCAACGATTACGGTGAATTTCTTAACAGAGGTATCCAATGCAGACAGCGTGGTAATTCAGATGCAAGCACCGCCACAAGTAAGTACATTGGTACTTGCAGATGATGATACCGGAAAGAAGTATAAGCTGGGCATTAAAAACGGTGCATTTTACTATGAGGAGGTAGATGATTAATGGCTAAGCATTTTATAGCAGATAAGGAAACACTTGATAAGGTATATGACATCTTAAAAGCAGAGGAAGTGTACGGTTTCATTGAACATTTTTCAGAAACAAACCCTGCAAAACGGATTGAGTACATAGGCAAAAATAAGGATTATGTGCCAATTACTCAAGATTTAAGTAACAGCACTGTGAACTATGGTTCTTGGGAGAGTTTCCCCGTGCTTGTAAACAACAAACCATGGATGGTAAAAGAAAACGGTGTTCCTGATTACAGACTTAAGGAAGATGACTATACAAAAAAACTTGATGGAACTTTGTCAGGAGTAGAAGACTCTTCGTATCCAGGTGGAGCATTTGCATGGCTTCAAAAAGTTTACAGTAGACAGGAGATACTTGGAAACGACAGATATGTATATTTTAGTATGGTCAAAAGGGATGGTTTTGAAGCTGTGGGTTTTAGGGAATGGAATTCTGAGAGTAACACATATGATGAAGTTGAAGGTATATGGATTCCAATGTTTTACGGTACTGCTGCACAGCAAGACGTGGTAAGCATTTTTTCAACAAAAAAAGGGAATACGGAAAATAATAAGTGGATTACAAGCATAGCCGGAACAATGCCTGTTATGAAGCAGGACAATGTATCACTTAAAAGTGTAGTCAGAGGCATTGAATTGTGGAAAGATGAAATGACCATGAAAGGCTACAGGTTGTTTGAAGGTTCAATAATAAATGTCATTAATGACCTGCTTATCATGTTTGCAAAGACAAGTGATTTGAAGTCTGTATTTGGAAAAGGTGCACAGGACAGAAATGTAAGTGAAATGTTAAAAAATGAAGTTATCGGTGGTGGACAATTTAAGGGAACTGATGAAGGGCGAAGCCTTAACAAGATATTTCATTCAATTGTTCTCGGCTCATATCAGCAAGGACAGGTAGATACAAGAATGTTCATAGTTGGTGATACTCTCAGGATACTATCTGACCAGTATACAACAACAAAGTACCCCTTAGCGGATGATAAGCAGCGACTGCTTACTGATTTGGGAGAGAATGTGCTGACAAGAAAAATGTGGAAAAGAATTTTAGGATACCATTTAATAACAGGGTATGGATTGGTTCCGGCAGCTTTTTCAGAAGGTGATGATATTGGAGGAGGTTATATCAGAACAGGTACAAGGTCTTCTGTCTTGGTAAGATTTGGCTCAAATACAGAGGAAAACCTAAAAAAAGATAAAAGAACAGGACTTAGGGTACTGGATTTTTATCCTATTGAATTGACTACAAGTATGGATGAATATATTGGAGCTGGAGTAGGAGTATCTCCAATGTTGATGCCACCGGTAGAACTAATTCCATAAAAAACAAAAGGCAGGTATAGGAATGGATGAGCAACATCTGATTAATATGTTAATAGACAGGTTGCCTACAATAATAGCGGTACTGTCTGTTTTATTTGAGATTTCACCTATAAAGTTTTCACCGATTACAATCTTTATAAGATGGATTAATAAAGATACACATGCAAAACTGGATGAAATTGAAAATGCAACTCGGAAAAACACCGTGCAGATAGAAAATCTGAAAAATGATATTGATAAAAGATTTAATAAGTACGAGTATCAAGAACAGGTACGACATGCAGAACAGATAAGAGAAAGGCTTGATAATTTTGCAGAAAATATCAAGCTTGGAAGAAAATATTCTGCAAAACAACTCGAAAATATGTATAGAATAAAAGATGAATATGATGTTCACTGTCATAAGTACGGCATCCAAAACGGATATACGGACAGGGCAATGATGATTATAAGAAACGAGTATGAGAAAAGAGAACTCGGAAACGATGAAAGTGAGGATTAAAAAATGAATAAAATTGATTGGAAAAGAAAACTTACAAGTAGGAAGATGTGGCTTTCTATAGCAAGCTTTGTGTCTATGCTCATAATAGCACAGGGCGGCGGACAAAGTCAGGCAACGCAAATAAGTGCCCTTATAATGGCAGGGGCAAGTATCATAGGATATGTCATAGGCGAGGGTCTTGCAGATGGAGCAAATGCAGATACATCATTAAAAAACAATCAGGAGTAATTAAAAACAAAGGATTGGGTATCACAATACTCAGTCCTTTTAACTTATATAAGCGGAGGTAAGAATGGTAAAGATAGGTCAAGCAAGCAGGGACGAGCGTGGAAAGTACAGTGGTGGCATGGCAGGTGATCAGGATGGCAAGGAGGTCGCTATTAGAGAATGGTATAACCGTCCATGGAACAAGGTACTGCGGGCAAAGAATCCTGCTGTTGCAGAAAAGATAGCTTTAGCTATGGAAAAGGCTTGCAAAAATGATTATATAGGGTATGATCAGTCACAAAGAACAACTTTATATAGCCTTTGCAAAGCCAATGGTTGGAAAATAGAAGATATAAAAACACGTTGTGAGACAGACTGCAGTGCATTAGTTGCTGTATGTGTGAATTCTGCCGGCATAGAAATCTCAGGTGATATTTACACAGGCAATGAAGCAGCAGCTCTTTTGCGTACAAAAGAGTTTGAACTGTTAACAGATTCAAAATACCTGATATCAGACGAATACCTAAAGCGTGGTGATATACTGCTTTATGAATTTCATCATACCGCCATAACGTTGGAAAATGGGATAAAAGTAAAGTCCAATAATTTCCAGAATAAGTATGTGCATGGATGGAACAGAAATAATGAAGGTTGGTGGTATGTCTATGACGACAGGGATAATTACCATGTAAACAATGCCGTCAGAATTGACGGTGAACTTTATTTCTTTGATGCACAAGGGTACTGCGTAAAGAACCCTACCGTTACCACGGAGGAAAGTGGAAAGCTTAGATTAATAGCTGGTGAAAGAGTAAAGTAGAACGATAAAAAGCAGAGCCTAAATGGGAGGTTCTGCTTTTTTGCTTTTTTGAAAATTAATTATGCTATTTCATCTAATGATATAATCAAGTAGTCGCCTGTCTTATCTGTTATTTTAATTGAATTATAATCATTTATTTCCCATGTAACAGAGCCTTTATAAAAACGACTATCAAGCCACATCTGTATGCGATTAGCCCGAATTTCTTTATATTCTTCTATACTTCTTGCGTTCTTTATTGTCATCTTCAATTCTTTCCGGCTTTAGCCTTGATAATGATTATTTTGTTTTTTTCATCAAATGTGGCAATTACTTGCCTGTTTTCGGGGTATAGTCCCATACTGTTAATCCAGTCTTTTGGGAGTGCCATTTTAGAACTGATTGACCCCGAACCTGCCTTTGAGAACATGACATTTAAAATGCGTTCATTTTTATTTTTCATAGATTGTTGATTCCTTATTTTTATGATATGATTATTAAAACAGACGGGACGGTGTGAGTAAGTCCGCCGTCCCCTGTTGCCCCTAACTTATCTTTTAATCTTCAATACCCTTTTGAGTATCTTCAATCAACTCCCCGATAAGTTTATCCGCTTTTTCGAACTCTCTATTTTTTATTGCCTTTTGGAGTTCAACTAACTGTCTTAATAAACTTCTCAAGAAACTTTTGAATACTGCCATTTCTTCCATGCTACCTCCTTTCTCCGCCTACTCTCGGCGATTAGCTAAGATTGATTTCCTTAACTAAGTATAGTATAATACATAAATGACGAACCGTCAAGTAGTTTTTAAAGAATATTGCGAAAATATGGGGGATGTTTATGCTATGCGTAGGTTTAGACAATTAACAAGGGCGGACAGGTTGAAAATAGATGCACTGGAAAGAGCAGGTGTAAGTCGTAGAGTCATCGCAGAACAGATAGGCGTGCATATAAGTACGATTTATAGAGAGCTTGGCAGAGGACGGTACATACATACCAATTCGGACTTAACAGAGGAAGAAAGATATTCACCGGATATAGCTGATGAGAGATACAGAAGAAATCTGAAAGATAAGGGACCAGATCTAAAAATCGGTGCTGACCATGCACTGGCAATGCACATAGAAAACAGAATTGCAAATAACGGGTATTCGCCGGGAGCTGTGTTGCTTGAAATTATGACTCAAGGCTTAAAGTTTTCTACAAGTATCAGCAAACCGACATTATATAGCTACATAGAAAAGGGCATTTTTTTAAGAATTACAAACAAAGACTTGCCGGTTAAAGGGATTAGGAAAAATAAGTACAAAAAAGTGAGAAAGCAAGCAAGAGCTAATTCAGGGGTAAGCATAGAAAAGCGACCCGAAAAAATTAAAACAAGAGAAGAGTTCGGACACTGGGAAATGGATACGATAATTGGAAAGAAGGGCGAAAGCAAGCACAGTCTGCTAGTTTTAACTGAGCGAAAGACAAGAATGGAGATTATATGCTTGCTTACTTCGCACACGACCGAACAGGTGTGTCAGAAACTAGATATCTTAGAGTGTAAGTGGGGTGTGCATTTTAAAGAAATATTTAAAACCATAACCGTAGATAATGGTTCGGAATTTGCAGACTGGGAAGGTATGCAAAAATCATTTATTAACAAAACTGAAGACCGCATCGAGATCTACTACTGCCATCCTTACTGTTCGTATGAAAGAGGAAGCAATGAAAATCAAAACAGGTTGATAAGGCGTAAAATTCCTAAAAGTACAAATTTTGATGACAGGACGGAACAAGACATACAAGCGGTTGAGGATTGGATAAATAACTATCCAAGAGCATTGTTTAACGGAAAGAGTGCGGCAGATATGTTCGGAATGGAGATAGCTAACATAGTTGCGGCATAAAAACAGGTATATAATTTTATGGGGAGGGGGAAACTATGCCCTTTTTTACAAAAAATCATCGCAAAATTATTCAAAACGCTGAATTAAAGCATTGCAAATAATTATTTGCATTTAATGCTTGACTTTTGAAAGGTGAAGTACTAAGATAAATGCGAAAAGAGTTGTAACTCGGCTCGCATTTATCTTTTTTTATATAAAAACAACGATAATGCGTTGGAGTTTAACTCTGACGCATTATTTTTTTTACCCAAAATGAGGAGGTGAGAAGGTGAGGGTAAGACAGAGAAAAACTTATAAGCGTCTAACCTACGAGGATAGACAAAAGATTGAAACGCTGTACAAAGAAGGAAAGACGATAGACGAGATGGCACTTCTGATGGGAGTACACTCAACGACCATGTACAGAGAAATAGCAAGAGGTGGAGAGCCATACAGTGCGGACAAGGCACAGCAGGCAATCTAAGTTGGAGGCTATATGGAAACACTGGATATTAAAATAGCAATTCAGATAGCAAAGATACTGGCAGTAGCACCTAATGAAAGAATACCTATGATACTTGATGTTTTCAGCAAGGCAGAGGTAGACATTAACGGACTTGAAGAACTGTCAGAATGGGTGGCTCTGAATAGGCAGGCTGCATTAATAGATACAAGTGTATTTGTAGCAGAATTGATTAAAGACAGAGATCTGATCGGAAATGAGTACAGGATACCTACTGCCGAGTTTAACCTTTACTGCAATAAAAAAGGAGTAAGTGCAAGGTATGCCAGAAAACATCTGTATGAGAGCGGTTGGCTCAGAAGTGGTACTGATAACGGAAAAACCAACTATACCTTAACAGTCACTGATCCAGATACCAAGAAACAAATAAGGTGCGTATGCATCATACCAAAAACTGATAAAAACTGAATAAGCAATGAACTGGGAAGCTTCGTCCAGTATAAAAACGATGGTAGGAGTGAGCCGATGCAATAAATCACTTCGGCAGCAGGACATAAGCCTGTATGGACGGTTGTCGTAATTGGGGTAGAGAACGCAGACCCAAGTAAAATAAAAACGGTTCGGGGGCATAAAACACGCAGAGAGAGAACACCGACAGCCCGGATGCGTGGGGGCAAACAAACATCGGTGGCGGAGAATGAAAAAGACCGCACTGCAGGCAACTAGTACAGCTACCCCAAAGAAAAACTCAGGGAGCATGACACAAGGACAGTTACTCTTCAGATACTTTGGAGAAACTGTTCCATGCCAGACCCAAGAAGCCTAGAGAGCATAATAAAAAGTCGGCAGGAGTCAAGCAGTTTCTGAATGATAGTAGAGGCTAAGTTATAAGTAAATGTATAAGGAGGAGCAAAGTGAGTATAAGAATTCTAGAGAAAAGAGAAGTAGAGCAGAATAGTTTTTATAACAGTGAAAAGACAAATGATGGAGGAGGATATCATCAACCATATAGAGAAACATTCTTTGAGTATGAAGGAGAGACATATAGGTTTGTGTTGGACAGTTCAAGTTGTGGTGATTTCGGACTTAGATATACGAAGACATTGTATAAGCATGATGAGGTGTTAGCTGAGTCCAATATTAATGAGGTAGATGCACCGGAGGTATGGGATGGAGGATTCAGTCATAAAAATTCACTGCATGTAGAACTTCTTGAAATGGGTTTTCTTAAGCTTAGAGACTTCATGGATGATGGGGAGTAGTTTGAGCATAGAAAATAATAGGTACTCAATGTGAATAAATAAGTGTGTAAAATATTTAAGGGAGGTAGAGATGGTAACATTAAGGAAACAGAAAGATGAAAAAGATAAAACATGGATGTTAAGAAAGCCAATAAAAAAGTCTAATTCAACAAGTAGGCTGATAGATCAGATGATGTTGTTTGCGTTTATATGTACAGGAATAATGTGTATTGGTCTAAATGCTATTGTCCTGAGTATGCTAGTACGCTTAATTTTAAGGTTTATATAAACAAGGGTAGCGTGTATTGGAGCATATATTATTATCTTGGCTATACCAATACTCTGAAATTTGATTTTAGGAGATAAAGAATTTTGAAGATGGCATTAAAGAATGGAGAAATCCTGATAAAAGAAGCTGACAGCGTACAGTTTCAGATCATTAAGAGCTGGGGCAAGATGAAGTGGAGCAGGCAGTCCCAAATGCTGTCAGGAGCAGCTGACATTGAACTACTTAATAAGCTGGCAGAGATTGTACTTCTTCCAAAAGACATTGAAGCAGAGCGTATGAAGCTTAATACGATAATGGCAGCAGTGGATAAAGAAAGACTCAATCCCAATCCTAGTCCACTAATAGAACCACCGATTAAGGTAAAGCCATTTATGCATCAAATAAGAGGATACAACATGGCTCTGATGACACTTGGACTTGTTGAACCATTGGAGGATGATAAAGATGGTAAGAAACTATGAGAAAACAGTAAATCAACTTGAAGAATTAAGAATACATTGTGAAGCAATGACAGAAATAGAGTTTGCAGGGGAAATATGGAGTAAAGATATAAAGGCACTTGATGAAGCCATAGCTATCATTAAAGAATGCCAAAGAGCAGTAGAGCCGGTAGCAGAAAGTGAGTAGTATGGAATGACACATCTAAAGGAAAAAGATATCATTCCACTTCTCGATATTGTAAAAAGTGAATATACAAAAAGAATAGTGGAAGAAAATCCACAAACAATCAAGCAGGATGAAAAAATAGAGGAAGCACTTACGCAAGCTATGGATATCATATCGGACTATGAACAAGTAATATCACAAAATAATTATCTTATCAGAAAATATGAAGTGGCATGCAAACCTGTAAGGAGGGCAGCAGGATTATACACATGCCCTGAGTGTGGAAAAATAGCAGACATGGAGAGTATATACTGCCACTACTGTGGAAAAAAGTTGTTGTGGATTTGGAGTAAGGCTGAAAAGAGAACGACTAAAAAGAAAGGTTATAAAAAATGAAAATGGAAGTAAGGTTGGGGTCTTTATTTAGTGGCAGCGGAGGGTTTGAACTTGCAGGAGTAATTGCAGGTATAAAGCCTGTGTGGGCGAGCGAAATAGAACCATTTCCTCTTCTTGTTACAAAGAAAAGATTTCCGGATATGTTGCATCTTGGTGATATTAAAAAACTTGATGGTGAAAGAATTCCAAAAGTGGACATTATAACAGGCGGTTCGCCATGTCAAGATATGAGCATAGCTGGCAAGCGTAAGGGATTGAATGGAGCACGAAGTAATTTATTCAGAGAACAGATAAGAATTGTAAAGGAGATGAGAGAAAGTGACAAGACAGCAGGAAGAACAGAAAAAGAAATCCGACCACGATTCATGGTCTGGGAAAATGTCCCCGGAGCATTCTCAAGTAACAAGGGAGAAGACTTCAGGTGTGTCCTTGAAGAAATCTGCAGAGTCGCAGATGCAGAACTTTCTATTCCTAGACCTTCGAAAGAAAAGTGGAGTGAACA